CAGCTATGGGACAACGTAAGTTGTAGTATTCACCAGCTAATATTGCTGACGCTTCTAATCCATACTTCAGTCTGATGATGGATTTAGTTTCGCATTCGTATTGAAGTTCATCATGTACGAAAGCTAGTTGATGTGTGTGAACATTGTTTTTCTTGAAGAGGTCGTTGGCAATAACCATCCATCTCTTCGCGACTATTCCTGCACAACATTGGAGAAGATAGTTTAAAGACTTGTGAGGACTGTCTACTAAGACTCTTCGTCCATCAATAGCTAATAAGTATCCAGCTAGAGATTTATTTTTAACTGCTTTTAATAAGTCAGATAGACCATCAATAGCAGATACATAAGCTTCTCTAATTTCTTTACCTTTCTTAGCTGCTTCTTTATCAGATAAGGTGTCGTCATATGACTGACCTAACTTGATATTTCCTGCGCCATAGAGAAAGGCATAGGTGACTGTCTTAACTTGTCGCCTTGAAATACCTATCTTGTCAGCGTTTACTTGGTGAATATCTCCGTTGAGTAGTATGTCTCCATACCTACCTCCGTCATATCTACCAAGGTAGTGGGCAAGCATTCGCAGTTCTATACCGCTTAAATCTGCACCTACCATTACCATTCCCGGGCTTGCTGTGAATAGTTCTCTAAACTCAGGTGTCGCAGGGACTTGGGCTAAGTTCGGTTTACGATGAGCACATCTAAATGTGTTCGTACTAACCGAGCAGTGGTGATGGATTCGTCCTTCACCAGTAACAAGCTTGTTCCAAGCGTTCACGCCTTCTGATATCATTCCAAGCTTCTTCTTTATCGTTAAACATTTCGCACATGCTCTGGAGAAGGGAATATCTATCTCCATCAATGTAATCTCGTCTATAATTGGTTTCCCAGTCGTAGTGGTCTGATTCAGTTTGACATTCAAACGATTCGTAAGAATCCATGCTATGTGATCTCGTGATGTAGGGTTAAATTCTTTTAGTCTTTGGAACTCTGCTCCGGCTTTATATCCTTGTGTAGAGTTATCTCGTTTAGGAGTGAACAACGCTCCTCCAATGAGAGTCCATTGGTTCCGAAGTACTTCAGTAAGTTCTTCCATCTCTCTTCTGAGATGTGACTCAAGTTGCTGAGCTTTTTGTTCATTAAATGTCCATCCATGTATTTCTTGTTCAGTTAATATTTCTGCGACTTGGTGTTCTAACCTTGCCGCGTCATTAAGGGGCGGAAGTGTTCGCATAATTTGGTGGTAACTTTTACGTCTTGTTCGCAGTAATCTTGCATTTCTTGTGACCAGTTCTGCCAGTCTGTATTTTTGCCATACTCTCCTTTATATTCTCCAAGTCTGTATCCGTAAGCTTCTAAGGAATGTCTACCATATAGTTGCATAGGCATCCTTGGTACGTTTCTTCTCTTATCTATCTCCATCAAATTTGGATGATACAGCCTAGATAAAACAAGAGTATCAAGAACATCCCCGTTATACTCAAACCAAGGATAAACTTTCCGAAGAACAGGTATATCAAAATTAAGCACGTTGTGCCCAGCAATAACATCAGCAGAGGTGAGCCAATGTAGAGCTTCCGTGATCGGTGGGCATTTACCACCTCGATTATTAAATACGAACTGTTCTTCTTTCGTGGAGTCATAAATGGCAATGCAATGTATTTCATGAACGTCATGTAGTAATCCGTTAGTTTCTATATCAAAGACGAGCATTTGGTTTTCCTGCATATGTCTTGTCCTTAAACTTTGCTTTCTTTTTGGCTTGTTTAGAGGGTGGGTTTGGTTTCTTCAGCTCAGAAGTCTGTGCTGGGATTGAAAATTGTGTTCTCAGTTTCATCGTATTTACATGTGTCTTTGTTGTATTTCAAATGACATGCAACACCGACCTCGCCTGAATAGCGATTCTTTAACAGTCGTAAAATTGTTACGTCTTCAGCTTCAGTTTGTTGGTTTCTTTCGAGTCCCCATACTTCATCTGCAAGCTGACTTATTGCGGCAGATCCTCTTAGTTGTCCAAGAGTTACGCGTGCTCCTTCTTCATGGTTCTTATCTGTCTGTGTTCTACGTAAGTGAGATACCAAGAAGAGTTTTATTCCTGTTCGTTCAACTAAACTTCTTAGCTTAGTCATGGTGGTGTCGATCATTTTTCTCTCATCTCCATCAAGACCTGATATCAATATGGATAGGTGGTCGAGGAAGATGATTTTCGTTTCGAGCGCGAGTGCCATATATTCAATCCGACTGTAAATAATGTCAGGATCAGCACTCCCGAAGTGATCATATAAGAAGAGGTTCCAGTCTTTGAGGGTGTAGTCATATGCTTCTTGTAATGTTTCCTTGGTATGTTCTCCAAGATGTAATGCTTTACCAGTAGCTACAGACATAAGTCCTAAAGCTGTTCTTCTATTAGATTCCTCCAGAGCTATATAACCTACACGTTCTTTCTGGTCTAAGAAGTGAGTCGCCATCTGTCTTGTTAGCGTACTCTTTCCCTGACCTGTGCCTGCGCTTATAACAGTAAGTTCTCCGTATCTACAACCATGAGTCAATCTTTGCAGTCCTGCAAATGGATACTCAAAGTCGCATGGTGGACTAGGGTTAGTTACTAATTCTAAAAGCGATTGTCCTTCGACGATCCCATCCGGCTGATACGGCGAAGAGTTCCAGATAGCTTTCCTAATCGCCTCTGCGTCATTATTTTGCAATGCGTCAGAAGCATCCTTGTACGGGTCTGGTAAATGAGCAATCTTAACTTTGCCAGACGGTAAGATCGCAGCAACTGCTTCCGTCGCCAACTGACCGGCTTCATCTTTGTCGAAGAAAAGGATAATTTCTTCAAAACCTTGAAAAAGCTGTAGTTGCTTCTGTATATCCTTCTTTGCCGACGCAGCTCCGTGAGGTAGTGATACATGCGCCCAGTTGGGGTAAGCTTCCCAACCTGATAGTGCGTCCATCTCTCCTTCGTAGACCATAATACGCTTGCCAGTAGAAGGAATAAGAGACTGACCAAAAAGAGTGTCAGTAGTGTTTCCTTCATACTTGAAGTCCTTTAGTTTGGTTTTTGTTTTGAACCCTTGAAGTGTTTTGTTGCTGCCGTAATAAGGGAAGCGTAAAAGTTCTCCATCCCTGTAGACTTTGTAGTGCTGACAGGTTGATTCGCTGATGTTTCGTTTTTGCAGCCTTTGGGCTGATCCTTTGAATTGAACATTGGTGGGCATGTTATGTGTGTGATTAACCTCGTTGTCTCTGGTTAAGTTTTGACAACTAAAACAAAATGTATTGCCGTCGTCATATATTGCTTTCGCGTCAGATGAGCCACATACTTCACATGGCTCATGTCTTAAAAACTCTGCTGTCATTTCAACCAATCAACTGGTATGCAATGAGCGGCGCACCATAATATTTGATATCGCTCGCACCATTTCGCATACGTTGTCTTGCTGCGCTTAGAGATACGTTTGTATGGATCTTGAAAAACCATACGTAAATCTATGTCTGGGTTGTCCTTGATTACTTGTCTAATCTTGCGTCTAGATGGTGGATCCCAATATCCTTTAACCTCTAGTATCACTCCGTTATTTGGTAATACAAAATCAGGAGTATAGCTGTGCTCTATAACGTAAGGGTATGAAACTTCTTCGTATTCATAGTCAACATCTAGTTGTACTAATAAGTCAGCTACTTTCTCTTCTAGCCCTGATCGGAATCCCATTAGAAGTCATCTTCTACTGAGCTAGGAGTTGTATCTACAGTGACGTTAGGTTCTGATGTTTTAAATCCAGCAGTATTTCCAAACATCTCTGCTACGCCTGCTTCGTCTAAATCACCTGTATCTACACCAACCTCTGACTGGATACTTACTATCTGAACTCCGCTCAGCTTTAATGATGTGCCATAGGTCACGCCATCTCTTAATATGTATGGCTTCTGAGTAAAACCAATCTTAACTTTACTGCCTGAATATACTGGTGTTTCTGTATTTGTAATAGGAGTTCCTTCAGTATCTACAACTGGTGGTCTCTTCTCATCACTCCAAGAGAATTTAATTAGGTATTTACCATCGCTAACTTCTTCCCATGGGGTAGGTTTTAGTGTTGATCTCTTTGGATTCTTTAGCTTTGACTCAGCCCATTTAAGGCAGTCTTCTCGCTCTGTCTCTAGCTTGGAGATTAACTCATCTCCCACTATCGCTTTTAATGAATAGCCAAACTTGCTTGGCTTTAACACAGCTTGATAACCTTCAAGGGTTACAGGCTCGGGTGTTACGTGTATGTTTCTCATTAACAAAAAAAGTATTGTGAATCAATTACTTCGGACGGTTCAAGGTCTCCAATAATCGGTGGTTTTTCTTCAGCTCCTATTGCTAGGGCGAAGTCGGTTAGGGGTTCATGCTCTGCGAACAGAGTCATGTAAGTTTTACGTACCAATGTGGACAGTTTGCACATATCAGTAGCTCTACAGAGGACTGAATCATGTATTAATGCAATTGGAAAATTGACATCTTTGACTGCAAGATGAAGTAATGCAGCATCAAGGGAATGAATAAGGTTTGGTGCAGTAGCGTTCTTGTGATGTTTTAAATCAACACCTTTCTCAGCTCCTGCCACACTTATACTTACTCTTCCCATTAATTGACACTGTATTATTTCGCTAGCAGTCCTCATAAGGCGTTGATTAACTACAAAACCTGATGGGGTTGTCCATTTAATCTCTTGCGCTCCAGCTTTAATAGCTCTAGCTACCTCAGTTTCTATCCATTTCATAACTCTCATGGCACCGGGAACTACTTCGTTCATGGCTGCTCTCACAGCCGATACACATGAGGTTAATTCTTCTTTATCTACATCTACGTCCTTATCTTTGAAAGCTTCTCTAATGTACGACCTGTTAGAAAAGGGTTTAGCATTGTAAGGAATAGTCATAACGCACCTTTTGGTCGCTTTTCTATCCCAATGCGGACGTAATCTTTCAGGGATTGCCTCCATGCTCCTTGAAGCGATGGTTGCGTACGCGTCTTGGGGCTTTTCGCTCCCTAAGACATTTACCATGCGAGCTGTGGAGGCGTCCTTGGCGAGCCCTGCCAAAATCTGGAGTCCTGAGCAGGTGGCGTCAACGGCTACAGGCAGATGTGTGTGAAAGCGATGCTCGTAATACAGCTCATACCATTCGTTACATGCAGCTAAAAATAACCAAGGATCGTCAGCATTTTCCCAGTCAGCAATGTTACCGATAGGGTCACGCCATACACGCTCTACTAAAGCTCTGTTTTCGTAGTCATCTATCCAAGCTATACGCTCTTCCATAGTTGCCTTCGATAAACCGTATGACGTACTGAGCTGGAATTTAATCCATTCCATACCCTTTTCAGTTATCTTTGTACCTTCATTGAAGAGAATCAGACTTTTTCCAAAGTCAGTATCCTGTGGTGTCAATAGGTTTGGGATGGGATACACACGTCCTCGGTAGTCAAAACTCCAAGGTATGTAATACACCTTACCTTCAAACTCTCTAACTACATCCATAGTCATACGAGTTCTACAAGCTTTACGTGTTTCGTTCTTACGTGCAGTATGAACTATTGCTGCTTGCCTTCTCCATTCCCTCCATGTGTCCTTGCTCGCTTCTTCTGGAGGTTTAGGAGGTATCTCATAATGAATAACAGGTCTAAATTTTCCTACGCTAATTCCTCTTTCTTCTAGTTCCTTCGCAACCTCTACTATAAAAGGGTTTAGCTTATATGAAACTTGTTGAATTTTATTAATGAACTGGTAGGGAATTTCTCCCTGTATAGGTGCGTGCTTGACCTTTCTTATAAATTGATGGCAACGTGTTAAATCATTTAGGTAATATCCACCATCTTGAAGAGAGTGCCAGTTACGTGGAGGGATAAGCATAGGCTTAGCCAACGGGCTAAATAACTTTGCCATTCGCATAATTTCGTCATGGTGATTCATTAATAATTCTGATGGTTCTATCACTGAATATGTTTTTCTACCTTTTCTTTCCTTTCCTTGAACGAACCAACCAGATACCTCACATAAACAATCTAAAAAGAATACACCTACCTTGGCATGAGTCTTTTCTCCAGCCCATGCCACCCAAGGTGTTATGTGTTGTTTGTGCATTGTAGTTTGTATGCACTTTCTTTTAGATTCAGTACCCCTAGCTTGATGCCAGTAGTTCTTTTTGAGTGTGATGAATAAACCTTTAGCTTCGTTTTCGTAGTATTCCATCTGAGCTTCTGCTTCTAATGCTTTACCTATAGCCTCAACAATAGGTGTAAGCCTATGTTTTTTAGAGATAGGTGAGAACACCATGTCAAATACTATTTTGGTTGCAAGAACTGCTTGGACTGGTGAATCAGTTGGTAGTACATATTTGTGTATTATTGCTTTACTAACATCATTACCTCTACGATTATATTTTTTCTTTTTCTCATCTATGTATGCAATTAGATCAGGCAATATGGAACTCATACATGCTGAGCCATAAACAGTAGCGGACGCATAGTCCTTATCCTCTAACTTTTTAGTGTTAGTCATAAGTTTATGTAGTCCACCACTTATTTGTTTACGCTCGAATTCCTGCTGATCGTCTATCTGTTTTTCGGTTAGCATGCTCGGTAGATATTTATGTGCACTTTCGTACACTTGACAAATAAGAAAGCGACTAGCTTTTCGGCTAATCGCGTTCACTATCTACATCAATGTCTGTCGGATTTTAAGTCCGGCGCGTCTACCAATTCCGCCACACTCCCAAGGCTTCTCAGCCTTTTTATTGTAACTTTTATTGTAAACTTGCACAGAAAATGATGTAAAAAGTGATGATATTGAGATCTATAGACGCATTGGATTACGCAATAGCGAAGTCTATAGAGTTTACACGCTTAGCTAGCTCTTTATCGGCTGCGTGTAAATAGCGTTCAGTTACGCGTGTTGACGAGTGACCCATATGGTCAGCAACGTCCTTGATATTCACACCTGATTGAATCAGGAGCGTGCCATTTGTATGGCGTAGTCCATGGAATGTGTATGTTCCATCGGTACGATTGATATGTCGTAAACACTTACGGAAATGTCTACGTAGCTGGTCGGCATTGAGCCAGTCATCACCAAATAAGTAAGTCCTACCTTCGTTACACCTTCGTACAAGCATAGGAATTAATTGGTCATGTATGCCACATGTACGAGATTGCTGACCTCGTTTCTTTGGCTTCATAACAGTGATGATCTTGTTAGTAAAATCAACTTTGTCCTTGGTTAGTGTCAAGATTTTCTCTTGTCTTATACCAGTTAAAGCTGCAAACAATATGATGTCAGCTAGTGCATCGTGCATTAATGAATCACGAGCAAACGTTACCATTGACTTGAGCTCATCTGCTGTAAAAGCATTACGCTCGAGTGCGTCCTCGTCCTCACTAAATCTAATAAATCTAGGGACTGTCCAGTCCTGACTTATTAGTTGCATTTGTTGTGAGAACTTTAAGACTTTTGATACTGCTGATATGTATCGGTTAAGTGAGCCATGCTTCATGCCTTGACCTTTCAGTTCGTGGCAGTCTTCAAGTATGAGACGCATCGTGATCTTAGTAGGGTCAAAGGTTAATGGGTGTAGCTCACCGAACTTACCAGAGTAAAGTAGTGCAGACTTACGACCTCCTCCTGTTACCCATGATGGGCAATGTCGGAGTGTGTAATCCCTGCATTGTTTCCAGTTGGATTTAACCATAGAGAATGTCTCGTAGTTGTTTTACAATAAGCACGCCTTTTGGTGCTAACCTCATGAGCTGCTTACGTTGGTCAGTTGGATCACGATATTTGATGATCCAGTTTAGTCCGTCCTTACCAAGCCGATGCTTGTGAGCAAGCCAATCAGTATTACGACTAGCACTAGCACTAGGCATGTTCAACCCTTCTTGCTCATCCTGAAGCTGCACTTTCGAGCAGTCATCATGACTAGCAATATAAAGAAATACACTTAATACTTGCGCTGGGATCTCAGTGTCGTAGCTTCTAAATAGCTCCATCGCTCTTAGAAGCTTCGCCATCTCCAGATCTGTCGTCGTTCTGAATGGTTCCATTGCTTTTCGGTTTAGCGTGCGGACATTGGTATTCTATCAGAAGATTACCAAGATGGATAGAAAAGTCACAATATTTATCGGATTCGATCCCGAGATAGAATGTCCCGAAAGAGGCGAGTTGCATTTGTCAATTAATTTCTGTAAAGAACACTGCCAATATAGGTAATAATTCCTAAGAATTCAAGCGTCAGACACGATAAATGTATCGTCTGCTACCTGTTCCGTCATAATCCGCAATAATTCGTACTTATGTACATGGTTGTTAAGTTCTGTTACAAACTGGTCTAGTTTTCTAGTGAAATTCTGTTCGTTCATGGATTGTTAAAATCGAGTGGGTTTGGTAGTAGGTGATATACACCTTCCATAGTTGCTAAAGTTACGCGTGTATTTTTCTTTACCATTTCTTTTTTCATTCTTTGTTTCGTGTGATGCTCAGACTTATAGGTGTACTCTTCAATCTTTCCTGTGTCCATGTCTTCGACTCTTACGATGCCGAAGTGAGAGCTAGGCAATTGATAGCCATAAATCTTCCAATCTTCAAAATCTTCATAGAGCATCTCAGGAAAATAAGATGCAGGACAACTACTGATAGCAGCCCAGTTATTGGGATAGTATTTACGCTTCATTTTTCTTTACGTCTATTAATGTGTAATCGTATTGCTGGCAGAATTTCTTGGCGTGCCAAGCTGCGTCCTCGTCATTTTGGAATCCAGCATAAGTATGCTGATGGAATACGAGGGATCCTTTGGGCTGATAAGTCAATGTGTGAGTCATTGTGTCCTT